ATATATTTTTGATGTAAATTTCAGCCTCTTTTACCATTTCCTGCCATAATTCAGGATTGCAAAACTCAATAAGATCATTAACACAAGGGCCGCTCATTTTTTCATGAAACCTTAAAATATCAACTGCCACAGATCCCTCTAGTATTTCTAGTCTAGTAAAAACGTAAAATACCTTGGTTTCAAGATCACATAGAGGGGTTTCTGGTTTTTGGATGGGATGAACGAAAGATAGTTCAAAATCGTGTTCGATATACATAATTTTCCTTTTGTTTAGAGTCTCTGTATGGACTAAAACTAGTATACCATAAAACTGCCCCTTTTGGTCGGATTTATTAAATCTTTAGAAAAATTAAGTAATTAAATAAAACTAAAATAGTCAGTAGTTGTAGGGGTTTATATTGCTTAAAATAGACACAGAGAGGTTATCATGAAGAAAATCCCTAGAACATTTAAAGTATTCGGACAAAAAGTAACAATAAGCCACAAATTACCCGATAAGTATAAGCAAAATTTTGATGGTTACATGCTCTGGGGGTTGTATATGCCTAACGAGCTTGCAATTTATATTAATCCAGACCAGGGAGTAGAGCAGCAATGGCGAACATTATATCATGAACTAGGTCACGCATTGATGTACAGAATGGGGCTACCTTATAACAATGAATTTACAGATGGCTTGCATGAGCAGATTGTAGAGGGGTATGCTAATTTTATATATGAGTCTTTTCACAAGGAAGGTTAAATGCATCAAGACAATCATGGAATGTGGCACAAAAAGGACATACGCAAGGGAAGGGATAATAATGTATTTATTTATGGGGCCTATGCTAAAGCGCTAGGCTTAGATGTTTCAAAGTATCCAGAATATTTTAAAAGATGCGTTAAAAGCTTAGACAAAAACAATATAAAAATATTTCGACACCCTGGGCTTCCTTCGCCGCCTTTTAGCTTTGATGAATGTTTAGGTGCTATTTACTTAGGTTTAATTCCTTACGATATTTTAAAAGGTAATGAATGGGTTTATGTGGGCGAGGGGGAAAAGTTTGATGAGCGAGCTATCTTTAAACTTGTAAAAGCCCTTGCTGAGTTTCTTCTTCCTGAGATTGTTGTGAAGGGCTGGTCGATAAAGGTCAGAAAAAAAGATCTTGGTGATCGCAATAGATGGTGGCGAGAAAACCTAGAAAATGTTGCTTATTTTGCCACAAGATTAACGCCAGATAAAATTTATATTATAAAAAGATTTTTCAAAAAGAAGTTTCACAAAGAAGAAGAAAAGCTTTTTGTATTTCATCGCGACTGCATTTTAAAAACGAAGCCCAAAACAAACCAAGATTTTTCTACTAGAAACATTCTATGGCTTATGCTTATTATGAATAACGATCATAAAAGAGCTAAGAAAATGCAGCCTTGGAAAAGTTTTGAATCTTATTTTGGAAAAGACCATGACTCTACTAAAGCTATAAAAAAGAAATACGGAGTTAAGTAATGGCCATACCACCAGCGACTATTAGAAATAATGCTAGGCGCGGATTGAGAGAACGCAGAAAATGGGTAGACAGCGGAGCAGAGCCGCCAGCGACAGATGTAGGCGTTGCAAGAGCTCGCGATTTAACTAACGGGAAAGATCTATCAAGAAGTACACTTGCAAGAATGGTCAGCTTTTTAGAGCGCCATGCAAAAAACTTTAAGCCAGGACAAAGAGATAATAAAGGCAGACTAACAAAGGGCACAGTTAGTTATTTACTTTGGGGTGGCAAGTCAGCACTTACATGGGCAAGGCGAGAATTAAGAAAAATTGATAACGCATAACCAAAATGATATAATTGATCATGAGACTAGCTTGGCTTTTGATCTATTTACTCAGTCTTCCAATAACAGCAATCGGCTTAGAAACAATAATCTTTAAATATAATGACAGCGGAGAGTTAACAAGAGAAAAGCTTTCTGATTGTGACTGTGGTTGTCAAAGATTTGACTTTCATGATTATTAATTAAATACTGAAGTCATGCCAGCAGGAAGACCCACAAAATACAATGATGATATGCCTCAATCCTTAATCGACTTTTTTGATAGGGATATGCATCGTGTGGAGATAGAGGAAGTTGCTTCGCAGGGTCAGGCTGTAACTGTTCAAAAAATAAAGCCTAATTGGTTCCCAACATTTGAAAGATGGTGCGCTGAGCAAAGTATAACTCAGAAAACAATGCTTAATTGGACAACGCAACACCCCGAATTTTTACAAGCTTATGGCATAGCGAAACAAAAACAGAAAGACTTCCTACTTCAGCATGGTTTATCTGGTGCTTATAATAGTGGTTTTGCTAAGTTTGTTGCTATTAACTGTACAGATATGGTTGATAAGAAAGAAGAGCATGTTAGCCAAGATATTAAAGTCGTGATAGATAGAGATGATGACGATTTGTGATGTTGAAATATGGAAGGACGTGGACGGATATACAGAGTATCAAGTTAGTAACTATGGAAACGTCAGAAACAGTATTTTGGGTCGAAACCTTCTTCAGTCCGTATCCAATGGATACAGATCAGTATCATTTAATAGAAAATACAAGAGAAGACATCATAGAGTCCACAGGCTTGTGGCTAGAGCCTTTTTAGGTAAATCTAACTTAGAGGTAAACCACAAGAACGGCATCAAGCATGACAACAGAGTGGAAAACCTAGAATATGTAACACATAAGGAAAATGTAAGACACGCTTTTAAGGCAGGTTTAGTTGATAGTTCCAAAAAGCTTAATCAGACATTAGTTACTTTTATAAGACTCGCAAGGAAGAAACATAAACAGAGAGAAGTCGCGCGTATGTTCAACATCTCTGATTCAACAGTTTATGACATAGTTCAGGGTAGAACTTGGAATTCAGAAAAACACCGAAACAAGTAGAAGCGGTAAAGATATTGTCACGCAATAAATACACTGCTCTTTACGGCGGTAGCCGTAGTGGCAAAACGTTTATTCTAGTTAGATCAATTGTAGTTAGGGCAAGTAAGTGCAAATCAAGGCACTTGATAATAAGGCAGACATTTAACGCTGTTAAAAGATCGGTGTTCATGGATACTCTTCCTAAGGTTATGACAATTTGTTTTCCTCACTTGAGCTATAGAGTTAATAAATCTGACCTCATCGTATATCTATCAAACGGCTCAGAGATACATTTAGCTGGGATGGATAACGGTAAGGCTGTTGAAAAAATACTTGGGACGGAATTTAGTACTATTTATTTCAATGAAGCTAGTGAGATGGAATACAGCCCAACTCAATTAGTACTATCTAGATTGGCTGAAAAGACCCCTCTAGCTAAGCGTGTGTGGTATGACTTCAACCCTCCAAATAAAACGCATTGGAGCTATTGGTTGTTCATGAAAAGGTTAAACCCTATTGATGAGGAACCGCTATTAAATCCCGATCAATATGATTACCTATTAATGAACCCGGGTGACAACCTAGACAATATAGACCCTGAATATATAAAGCTATTAGAGTCAATGCCTGAAGCTGAGCGTAAAAGATTCCTGCTAGGCCAATACTCAGATGAATCCGATGGACAAGTATATTATGCATTTGATCGAGAAATTCACGTATGCGACAAGGTTAAGAAGGGTAATGGACAAATTTATATAGGCATGGATTTTAACGTGGAACCAATGACTGCTATTTTGTCTCAGGTAGTCAATAACGAGTATCATATCTTTGATGAAGTCTTTCTAAATAACTCAGACACCTTTAAGATGGTTGATGAGCTCAAGAAAAGAGGGTATTATGGGACAGTCATACCCGATTCAACAGGTAAAAACAGAAAAACATCAGGAAAATCCGATCATTTAATTTTAAAAGAAGCTGGCTATCAAATACCTCCAGTACGCAATCCATTTGTTACCGACAGGGTTAATAACGTGAATAGACTATTCACAGCAAATAAGATTAAAATAAACCCTAGGTGCAAGAAGTTAATAAACGATTTGGAAAAAGTTGCATGGAAAAACAACCAACTCGATCAAAAAACGAATCCAAGCTTAACGCACATATCTGATGCGCTTGGTTATTTCTTGTGGTGGGCAAGCCCGCTGAAACCCCAGACAACCACGAAGGGTATTATTTTTGAATAAGATAGATTTGATGCATGGAGATTGTTTAGAATTAATGAAGTCAATACCTGACAATAGTATTGATATGGTTTTAACCGATCCACCTTATGGCACAACAGCTTGTAAGTGGGATACAGTTATTGATTTTGATTTAATGTGGGAGCAATTAAAAAGAATTACTAAAGATAATGGAGCTATTTGTTTGTTTGGGAGTGAACCTTTTAGTAGTCATTTGAGACTAAGTAATTTAAAAATGTTTAGATATGATTGGGTTTGGGAGAAATCTAATCCGAGTGGTATAGCAACTGCAAAAAAAATGCCTTTGAGATATCATGAGCTAGTTCATGTTTTTTACACTAAAAATAAATATTTTCCAGTTAAGATACCAAGAAAGTCTAAGCGTATTGAGCAGGCACAAAAGTCAGACTATTTCTTCAAGACAACTCATGGCACCGAGAATGATCAATGTAAAGGCTCTAATGGAAAGCATTCTAAAACATACGATAAGGACTGGAAGATGCCATCAACTGTTTTGAAATTTAATTCACTTAGGGCTAATTCTAGGGAGTGGGCTAATCACCCAACACAAAAGCCAGTAGCATTACTAGAGTACTTAATCAAAACATATACCTTAGAAAATGAAACTGTTTTAGATTTTACTATGGGCAGCGGGTCTACGGGAGTTGCAGCCAAAAAATTAAATAGATCCTTTATAGGCATTGAACAAGACAACAAATATTTTGAAATAGCGAAGGAACGCATTTATGGAAATCACAAACGAGATTAATCTTTTAGATAAATCAATTGTACAGCAAATTCTCTTTGAAATGGACAAGTCTGAGGACAAGGACAGAAGAAGGCACGCATTTAATTCATGGCAAGTTTATAGCGGCTCATTGAACGAGTATGTTGTTAATGAGTTGAAAGAAAAGCGACCTAGATCATTTGAAGGCTATACGATTCCTAGCATTTCAATTTCTAAAATGATTGTTGACACAGTTAGTAAATCATACATAGAAAAGCCACTAAGAAAAATCACTGATGATGAATCAGGACAAAAGCATGAGAGGCTTCATGATATCTACAAAGAAGCTGATGCACATAGACAGCTTAAGTTCTTTGATACTGTTAATAACTTGCATAAATATTCTTTGCTATGGGTTAACTGGCTAGACAAAGAGCAGCGTTATCAATTTATGACATTGCAAGGCTACGAGTTTGCCGCTGTTATTAATAAAGATACTGGCGAGCTTATGTGCGTTATTTTGAACTATCCCGACACAACTATCACAAGCGATACCAGGGGAAATAGTGACGGCATTGATGACTTAATAGCAGAGGATCAAAGAGACTCAGCAGCAAGTGCCGAAGTGTTCGCTATGTGGACAAAAGATAACTTTGTTACTGTTAAAAGAAGAAGAAAAACAATTCAAACAAAAGAAGGCTTGGAAATAAAAGAAGCCATTGATTATATCCCAAACCCTGCAAACCCAAACATGATAAACCCTATTGGAGTTGTGCCTTTTGTTTTTGTATCTAAAGAGACAGCTATTGATTACCCAACAGAATCACCTTTGTTTCAGCAAACCATTACGTCTAACATGCTTATGGCCGAATACTTAACAGCAGCAAATATCCAAGGGACTGGGCAGCTTATTGTTAAGTACCCTGAAAAATACGAAGGATTATTTACAAAAATGTCTCGCGGTCTTATGACTGCGATATGGCTGCCTCAGTCAAGTGAAGAAGGTGATGCGCCTACTGATGTTGATTACATAAATCCTAATCCAGATCTAGCAAGGCAAAAAGAAGCTGTTATGAGCTAAATACAAGCCGTATTTAAAGAGCACGGTATCAAGGGTGGCTCAGGTATGGGATCTGACATGGAGTCATTCTCAAGCGGCTTAGAGCGCGCTATTGCTAACGCATCAGTTGATGACCTAGTTCAGGATAATAACGAGCTCTATACTCACGCAGAAAAGATGATTTTTAACATTGTAAAAGCGTGGGAAAGGTTTCTGGGTAACAATGTATTTGAAGAAAGCGATGACTTAATGATTAAGTTTCAAAAGCCAAAGGTATTGGTAAGCGATGCTGAGACATTGGCAAATATAGAAAAAAGATTACAGCTTGGATTAATTGACGAGAAAGAAGCTTTAATGATGCTTGATCCCAATCTAAGCGAAGAAGAAGCTGAAGAAAAACTAGAAAGAATTGCACAAAGCAGAGTGCAAAATGTTAGA